GGAACCTCCTAAGCTCCGGCATCAGGCCGCCATGAAGTTGGCATCGCCAAGGAAAAGCGCCCGTTCGCGCGCCCGGCGCGTTACCAGGCCGGGCAGCAGCGTGTTGCCGGCGCCATGGCACCACTTCGGGAACTCGTCGGCCGCGCCGGCGTAGATGCTGAGGTTCAGCAGGCGCAGCAGGGTCGATGGCACGCCAGATTTGAGCGTGATGATGCCGTCTTTCACGCCCTTGGCACCGGGCCCGACGTTAAAGACGATGGAGACCAACGCGTCAAACTGGTTTGGGGTGAGCGCGACCTTCACGTGCTCCTGCACAAGATTCTCTGCGTAGTGGATATCCTCACAGAGCCAGGCCGAGGCCTGCGCCGGCGTGCACGTCATGCCCAGCCGGACGCCGGAGGTGTGGCCGTAGCCGATGGTGGGAATCCCGGACGGGCACGGATAGGCTTTCAGCTCACAGCCCTCCGAGCCTTCGATCAGTCGAAAGCAATTCGCGGATGCGTTCATGATGTCTCCCTTATTTCGGTCTGGTTGCAGTGAGGCCCTTGCGCTGCCGGTAGCTGGCCGCCTGCATGAGGGTCTTCTGCGCTTCGATTTCGGTGGTATAGCCGGACTGCTGCTCCACTGTGTGTGTGACGCGCACTGCGATCCAGGCATGGTCGATCTCCGGCCGGAAGCCGGAGAGAATCAGCGGGCCTTCAGCACAGATCGTGGGATTGCCCTGCAGCGTGAGGCGCAGCAGCTCCGAGCCGCGATCGAGGCGTTGCACCCTTGACGTAGCTGCAGCCAGCGCCTCGTCGCTGTTCGGGTACTCTGCAGGGTCCGTATCGACCGTGTCTTCCTCTGTGGCGTCGTCGGAGGCTGCCTCCACGTACGTGTCCTGGGCCGCCTGCGAGTCGTGGTAGCGCGCCCGTGCACGCCTGTGCGAGCTGCGGCGTGTCAGCGTGGCAGACCAGCGCAAACAGTCGGTGGGCGCAATGTTCGTCGCTGGAATCGACTGGCCGGTTCCTCCGGACGCCGATGGCGCGACGCCGGCGTTGTGCTGAAAGACGATGATCTTGCCGCCCTGGATCTTCCAGCCGGCATTGACCAGCTCGAGCAGCACAGAAAGGTACTCGTTGTCGCTCTGACCGGTCTGTGCGCGGTGCGCGATCTGAATCGCGCCAATCACGGGATCGACTGCCGCGCCCAGATGGTTGCGGGCTGCGATCTTGGCCACAATGCCGGCGATCGTCAGCCCGCTGTACGTGTCGTTGTTACGTGCCTGGAGTCCGGAGATGGAGGTCGAGTTTGTATTCGCCACGGGCGCCGGCGTGTTGGCGCTACGTGCGCGGAGCGTCAGGCGCCGGTCCGGCCCTTCGATCTCAAGCTCGTCCACAATCCAGCGACCCATCGCGGACAGACCGGACTCCATGTAGCCCAGCGAGCACTCGATCGTCGCTCCGAAGGGCGGCAGCACGATTGCTGCGTCCCGGTCGTCGAGATCGATCTGTAACTGATCGGAGGTCACGCCGACCTCGTCCGTGATGCGCAGACGGATCAGGCGCGCCGCGATCTTCGATGTGAGATCCACATCGTTAGCCGTGATCTGAAATTGCGGAGTCAAATTAGCTCCAGAGTTTGATGCTCTGAATCTGCTGGGCCTGGTCGCTGAGGTCCGGAAGCGTGATAGTGATGCCTGCGGGCAAGAGCGGGCCTTGGCCAGCCAGACCAGGGTTCGCAGCCAGGATGGCCTCGGTGTAGCCCGCAGTGTCGCCGTAGAAGTTGTAGGCGATCGCGTCGATCATGTCGCCGGCCTTGGTGGTGTACTGCTGTGCCATGGCTATACGCTCCGGCCTGCCGTCACCATCAGGTTGCGAACCGTCTGAGAACTGACCTGGCTGACCTGTACGGCCGCGCCGATCTGAGAGAGCGATCCAGCAATGTCCGATCCGAACAGCGTCCGGATCCCGGTCTGCCCTATCCCGCTGGTGAGCAACCGGCTGATCGTGCCCACCGGATCATGGGAAATCCCGTTCTTCAGGCTCGAGACCGTCATAGACACCTGCGCGAGGACCGTTGTAGCTGCGGTCGCGTCTTTCTGGATCAACTGCACCTGGTGAATAGCCTTGGTGAGCGTCGACGCCGCGGCTTGCGGCGGGATCTTCGCCGCCTGAAGCGCCGGCGTCAGACTGCCCAGTTGCGAGGCCTTCACCGGCGGCAAGACGCCAGACGGCGAAGCAGGAATGTCCGGCGGCGTGATCAACGTCGCGCCCTGCGTGCCCAGGATGTTGTACCAGGTCGAGGAGACGTAGCCCTTCGAGCCGGCGCTCTCATCGTCCGGACCGTAGTAGCTGAGCCGCAGCGAGAACTCGATCTTGAGTGGCGTCCCTTTGAACGTCATCTGCCGCTGCTCGTCAGTGATCGCGAGGACGCACCACGGGCCCCAGTTCTCGCCGCGGCCGGTGGTGAGCGTCTGGGTCTTTCCCTTCTGTGCGTAGCTGCGCAGAATGTCCATCTGGTGAATACCGCCCTTGAACGTGGGCAGGATCACGCCACGCAGCTCGATCTCATCCTTACCCACGCCCACGAACTGGAGAGAAGGCCGGTGCGCGATCCTGTTCAGTTCCGCCCAGCGGTACTCCACATTGCGGCGGAACTCCTGGTACGCAGCAGTCCCGATCGAGAACTGGAAGTTCCCGAGTTGCATCATGATGTCGGTAGCCATCAGTCGTGCATTCCTCCGCGCCGGCGCGCTTCCGCGTCGCGCACCGCGCGCTCCAGCGTAGATTGAATTTGCGAGGCAACAGCGACAGGATCGCTGGCGCCGTGAATGGTGATGGGCATGTGAATCGTGATCGTGGTGCTATGCCCCAGCCCTTGCCGGAAGCCGTGCGGCAACGGGACAATACCCTCCGTGCCGGCGTCGCCCACCTGGACGAGCGTAGGCTTCGTGGCGATGCCGCCCTTCGCCATCCTCTTCGGCTGCTTGATCTCAATCAGGCCGTCGAGCCCGGTGTGAAGCGGCGTTACCGGAGTGGCCGGAATAGCATGGCCACCAGGGAGTTGCGCTCCCTCCAAAGCTGCGCCAGGAGACGGCGCCACGCCGTGGTTCAGGACAAGGTGCGTGCCGGACCAGCGTTTCCACCGCTCATCGAGCGCAGCCTGGTTCTCCATCATCTGGTGGTACGCAATCGCACCACCCGTGGCTGCGCCCAGGAGTCCGACGCCCAGGAGCGGCGCCAGCGTGGCCATGAGCCCGGCCTGGGCTGTCTCCGCTGTGCCTGCGGCTGTCGCAAGCTCCAGCTCAGCATCGCCGGCAAGCCCGAGCGCTGTGGCCAGCCGGCCCAGGAGCGGGATACGCGCCAAGAAACCCGCTTTCGACGCGGCGCCGGCCGTTGCTTCCTCAGTGTCCGCAACTGCCAGACCCTCCGTCGCGACGGTCGCCGTCTCCTCAGCACCTGCATCCGCGAGCACTTCAAGCCTGTGCGCGACGATTCTGAGCTTGAGCCATTCCAGCACTTTGCCAGCCTGGAGCCAGCCGCCATGGAGAAATGCCCATGCGTAGCCGCCGGCGTACACCGCTGCGGTCATCGCGATCACCGTCGTGGTGATCCCGCCGAGCCATGCAGCCAGTGTCTTGTGCTTTTCCAGGAAACCGCCCACCCACGTCGCCAGTTTGCCGATCGGTTCAAGGACGGCCTTCAGGCCGGGCAAGAGCGCTCTCCCAATCGGCATCAACGTCTCGTTGAACGCCTTGGTGATTCTCAGCAGCATCCCTTTGGCGCTGTCTTCCAGCTCCCTGTACTCCTGATCGACAGTGCCCGTGCTGCTCGCCAGTGCGTTCTGCGCCTTCACCAGATCGCCGGTCGCCGCGGCTTCCATGAGCAAGAAAGCCGCGCCGGCGCCGCGTCGGCTGAATGCTTTGGTCAGCGCATCCCGGTTGCGTTCGAGGCCGCCCATGCGGTTCAAACGAGCCTGCATGGAGAGGATGGTGCCTTCGAAGTCCAGGTTGCCCTTGGCGTCATGAACAAGCTGGAAGCCGAGCTGCTTCGAAGCCTTCGTCATGTTGATCAGCACCGCGCTCATCTGCTGGCCTGCAGCGCCGGCATCAATGCCGTGACGAGTGAGCGCGCCGATCGCGGCGCCGGTCTGTTCGAAACTCACCCGCGCCATAGTCGCCTGGGGCAACGCCTTCGCGAGGCCTGCGCCCAGGCTGCCGATATCGTCGATGGCGAAGCGCTGCTGCATCGCCGTAGCCAGGTCCCCAATGCGCGCGAGCTTCTGCTGCGTCGAACCCGCCATCTGGAGCCCGACTGTGTTGTAAATGCCCGCGATGGCCTTAGCCGTCTCCGCCGCGTCCTGCCCGGTGACTGAGGCGACCTTGTGGATCGTCTCCGATGCGATGCGCGACTCGTCTGCGGACAGGCTCTCGCGATTCAGTACAGCCTGGATCCTGAACAGCTCCGGAGCCGTCGCCATCGTTCTGGCCGCGATGGCACGCGTCTGCTCAATGATCGAGCCGATTTGATGGCGAGCATCCTTGCCGTCCAGCGACCACTTGAGCTTCAGCCCTGCCTCTTCACCCTCCGCCGCCTTCTCGACGGTCTTCCGGATGGCGTAGCCCGCAGCCAGGACGCCGAGCATCTTGCTGCGGTACTCGGCGCGCTTGGCCTCGTTGGCCTGCAGCGCAGCGCTGGCGCGCTCGTAGCGCTTCATGGCTGCGCCCAACTGGTTCAGCGAGGACTCCACATGCTGATTGGAAGCGCGGAATTTCTCCGCGGCCGCGGAGGCATCAGTGAAGCCCGTCTTGGCCTTGGCCAGACTGGCGTTTGTGCGGTCCAGATTGGCCCGGGCGCGCGTGACTGCTTCGTCTGCACGCGTAAGCTGAGTGGTCAGTTTCTCATCGGCGCCGCCGGCTGCAGTAATCTTCTCCTTGATCGTCGCGAAGCGTGCCTCCACCTTGGCGAGCGTGGCACTCTGCTTCTCGTAGCGCGCGTTGAGCCCTTCCACAGACTCACCCAGGCGCACGCTCGCAGCGTCCAGCCGCTTCATTTCCTGCGAGCGCGACGCCAGGTCCTTCAGCGTGTCGCCGATCTTCCTGAGCCCAGACGTGGTCTTGCCGAAGACAGAGCCGACGGTCGCATCCATCAGCGCACCGATTTTGACAACGACACTGGCGTTGGGAGTAGGCATCAGCTTTGGAGAATGAGCGATTTGGAAACAGACTCGGCGGATTCAGACCAGTCGCGGAAGTCCTCGAGCGACATCTCGAGAAGTTCGGACAGAGACCAGCCGGTTACGTTTGCGAGGAAGATTACTGCTTGGCGGAGTTCCGCGGCGCCGGGGAGAAAAAACGCTCAAGTACCGCCTGCACACGCGCATAATCGGCCGCATCGAGTTCTTCGATTTCGGCCGGTGTGAGACTTGCGAGGTTCGCCACCAGCCGGACCTCCTGCTCAGCCGTG